CATCTGTAAGTAGTGATTCATATTCCCAATCAGCATCTGCGTCTTAGCCGCACCGCTGTTGCTATTGAGCTCTTGGATAGGAACCTTGCCTTGGTTGTACTCCCCGTCCTGAGTGTAGGAGCGCCCTACAACACTACCCGTTTGGAAGTACAGTCGCAAAGCATCCTCAGGGCTGTAAGCGTTGCCCGTACCGAGGTCGACCTCACTCAATCCATCCGCATCGATATACACGCCGTCAGGAACGGTGCGAGAGATGACCTGCTGGAGCTTGAGGTGTGTAACCTGAATGAGGTCAGCGAAAGGAATCATACGCCGCGTAAGCGACTCGATGACACCCTTGTACATGCGTGGTGCCGTAGCCACATAGTTGGGAAGCGCGTGCTGAGAAGCAGACTTCGGACGCACCATATTCTGAGCTACCTCCCACTTGAGCAGGATGTTGGTACCCATAACCATGACGCCGTCATACCATACGTCGATGGTCTTCTCGACCTTCTCGTAATCGCCCTCCTCCATCATCTCCTCAGGAGGGTTGAACTGGTCGTCCTTTTCAATTACGCGAGCCCCATCGCCGTCAAGCTTCTTACGCTTGTAGACAATCTTCTTGGTCGTCTTATAATTGAAGTACATCAGCGTAGCCACATCACGATAGAACATGTCGTTCTCGTAATACTGAGCCACGTTGTAGTAGTCGTACCAGCTCTGGCTGTACTTGCTAATCTCTTCCAAGTCCTCGTTGGTGAGGCTCGGGTCAATCTTCATGAGCTCCGTGATAGGGAGCGTCTTAATCTCTCCCCAGTAGAAGCAGTCCTTGAAGTATGGGTCCTCGGTGTAGCTATACACCACGTTAGCAGGGTCCACATACGATACCTGAACGCCCGCGCCGGGCAAGAACTCGTGCTTAGCTACGCTAAGTCCCAGTACAGCAAGGTCGTAGTCGAGACGCTTGCGCGTATCGGTATAGTGGTTTTCCTCAAGGATGGTGTTGATGGCCTCCTCCTCAGCAATCTCAATAGCAGGCTTGTAGTTGAGCTGCATAAAGACCTTGAGCTCCTCGTCGCTATTGGGCAGGTCGTCGGAGTTCATGGTGAACGGGTCGACACCAGTCTTCTGCTGGATGATTTCCAAGACAGGCTTGGCTACCATCTGCCCCTCAATCATATCCTGATACTTGCTGCGCTTAGCTTGCGAGAGGGCGTCTTGAGCGTAAGCCTTGACCTTGAAGACGCGCTCGGACATACCGTTGACGACGATGTCAATAAACTTAGGCAGGATAGGAACGGGCGTCCAGTCCAAATTCAAATACGAAAGGTCGCCATCGACGGCAAGCTCGTTCTTGTACTTAGCAATACTCTGTTCGCCACGAGCATAGAGACGCAGACGGTTGAACTCCCGCCACTGGTTGTAAAACCGGCACTGGTTTCCGTCCTTTTTAAACCACTCGTATTGAATGGCTTGACCGACCATCAAGCCGTACTCATCACTTGCCTTCTCCGCGTCAGAAACAAACTGACTTGGGAAACCAGCAGTGGAGATGTTTACCTTGACGTCTTTCATTTAGTCCAATCGTTCACTACGAAAACCACGGTTGTTGTACCTCGGCAAGTTAATGCTTATAGAACTCTTCTTCTGTTCAGGCATATAGAGGTGTTTTTGATTAGCCATAACCGCCAGTCCGCTGCTGATGGTTGCGTCGAAAGCAGTCCTGTTGCTGATGTCAAACCGAGCCCAGTCCTCGAGGGTACGCACGAAAGCCATAGCCCCCATCTCCCCGACCTCGCGGTACGTGCCGTCCATGTCTACTCCGATATGCTTCTCGATATAACTCTCGATAGCGGCGGCGTGAGCCTGCTTGACGTCCTCAGAACTGTTGGGGATACCACCTAGCTCCTTCTCCGTCTTACTCAGCTTGTTGAAGTTCTTGTCCGGACGGTTCATACAAAACCCACGGTACCCACGGTTCTTGAAGTGGTACAGTAGCCTTGGCTTGTTGTTCTCGATAAGGATGGGCATGCCATAGAAGACGCACGCCATCAAGACCTCCTCGAAAAATATCTCAGCCGTCTGTGGCCTAGCGACATACTCCAAGAAGAACTCATTGGTAGGGGCATCATCCATATGGAACTTGGTCATTCCGTGAAGAGCACCGTTAGAGCCGCCGCCACCCACAGTGCCACTAATGTCGTAAGAGTCACATCCAAATGAGCCAAGGTGCTCGTTACCAGCATATTTAATTCCACGTTTCTCTACTATTCTGTTCTGCTGACCCTTGTTCGGGGTCCAAGAAACATTAAACCTACCCCTTTTATCGGGTCTGAATATTACCCTAGTGTCTTTAATTCCATTCTCCCAACTGAAAGACCCGCGCGTGAGGTAGTGCTCCTTAACAAGACTGTCGGCGTAGTCTATCTGCTGGTAAATTTTAGTGAGGTTGAACAAGCTCTGCTTGCTTTCATCGCGGAACGCATGTGACTCAGTACGAGGGAACTGACGGTAGAACTCATTGAGCGCATCAGGGTCGCTCTTCATGCTGTCTACCTCTGCCTCCCAATAGTCTATGGCTCCACCGCGAATCATCTCACCATCAACGCCACGTACCGGTTTCTCCTGAGCGTTGAAGACGGGGTGACCGTACTGGTCTATGAACCCCTCCATGTTGTACTCCATAGGGATGAACAAGGAATACATACCGCTCTTGGTCTGTCCGTTGGCGTTCCTTGTAGTCGGGTCAGAATCCTCATACAGCTTCTTGAAGTTCGCACCACCCTTAGCCAAGGCATTCGATGTAGACCCCATCAAGCACTTGCCGATAATCTTGCTGCCCAAGCGCAGGCACGTCTTGGTTACCCTCCAGTTGTTGAGGATATTGTTCGGCTTGACCCACTTCCCGCTCTCGTCGTGTACTAGTAGGAGGAGCTTCTCTCCGTCGTAGGAGTTGTCGTCGGTGTTCTTCCAGTCGATGGTGGTATCGAGACCAAGGATTTCCTCAGCTTCGATGTTGTACATATTCTTCTTGGTAATCTTTGACGCCGGGACACGGAAAGCAAGTTCCGTCTTTGGCTTATCCATGCCGTCTTGTATCGGTTTGAAGAAGAACGGAAGTCGGTTTGCGATAGGAACCACCTTGTCCGTAAACATCTTCTTCGCATCAGAACCGGTCTTGGAAAGTATACCTACCCGCGAATCCTTTGCGAGAGTACCCGTATTGACGCACTCCGAAGAGCCCATGAAAGAAAAACCAGAACGGCGAATCTTGAGGTACGCCATACCAAAACATCGGGAGTCGGCTTTGCATGCTTCCCAGAAGATAAAAAATATCCTGTTGGCCTCACGGAAGTCAGGGTATCCTACGTCAATACTCGTCCACTGCAAATACATATAGTGGGCGCCAGTGATATAGGTAGGCTCACCGTTGTTGACGAACCAGTGCCCGTCCTCACGCCGGTCGAATTCATCCTCGATATAGTCCACCCACTCGGACTTAAACACCTTAGGCATCTCATTCCATTGGAAGATGCTTTGAATGCGTGAGAGGGCCCGAGGGAGCTCCTTACGTACCCATCGGTTGTCCCCATCGGAAACGTCCTTGGGTGACGGAGGCAAGGCGATGTTAATGCCGTTGATGTTTATGATGTCTCCAATCTTCCCCGTCTTGGAGATGACCACCATATTGTACTTCTCGTTGTATCCATAGAACCACGTCTTAGCGCGGTTCTTATTAGACACTACTGACTTCGATACCAACCCTGAGACAGGGTGGTAGAGTTTATCTGGACCGTCGTTCTGCAAAACCCATCTTGCTTTCGGCCTCGGTAGATTTATCCGACAACCCCAGCGCCTCCTCTTCGGAGTCTATGCGATTCAAAATCTCCAAGGCGTCGAAGATGGCCAGCTTCTTCGTAGCCGCCGCATTCTTTAGCCTATCCGCTGCAAGGTCGTCGTCTTCGCCGGGCTTGAGGATATCCTCTTGAGCAACCTTAATCAGTTGTTCAACAGCCACTCTCCCCGCACAGATGATACGCTCCTTTAGCTTCTTTGAATCTTGCATGTTATCTGATGGTCGAACATTCGATACAGCTTCTCCCCGTCTACACTAAACTCGTACTCGCTTTCAGGGCGGAACGTAACCGTATCTCCGGGCTCAATTCCTTGAGCCGTAAGATAATCATTCGGATATCGCATTATACCGACCAGCGGCTCCTCAGTTATTGGCTTGAAGATGGTTGAATCTTCTGGGGGTACAGGCTGTACAAAGCAATACCTGTCGTGAGGATGCCAGTCCCCATCGCTGCGGTACATATAGAACTGGTCGAAATCAACAAGGAAGAGGTCGTCTTTCAGAAAGCTACGCCCGCTTTGCTGACGGCCCTTCATGTCATTGTAGTACTTGAAGACGTTGTGGTGGACCAGCAGGGTATCGCCTACGGCAATAGGACCCTCATAACCCAATGGAAGTGCTACAACCTCCCCCTCTCGGTTTGAGAAGCGATGGTCTTCCTCGCTCGTACTTACGATGAGGTCTCCCTTGGTGTTATTGTATCTGTGTCCCCGAACTACGAATTGATTGACTGCTCTCAAAAGTTGATATTGTATTCCAGTGAAGTAGGCATCGCAATGAACTCCTTCCAGAGAACGATGATATCGCCTTGCTCGATATAGATGAGGATGCTCCCCGTCTCATCGTTGTATTTAATTAAATGTATATGGTGGGAGTTGCCGAGAACAGGCTGCCCCACCACATAACACATAGAGTCCTTGTAGTTAGGACCAATGCAAACCTTTCGGATGTCTCTCATTAAATAGAGACAATCCTATACGCTACCTCTAAAATGGCGTCTCCGTCACCTACAGTGGCGATGCCGCCCCTAAATACTAACGGAGCATTGGCACTAAGCTTTCCGCTTGAGCCGTTGCTGTCCATATTCCTAAACTCACTTGATGGGGAGTTCATAACGCTCGCAGGAATGGTGTACTGCGGGAAAGAACCAGCGTCGGTATACAGCCCGGGGTCCGTAACAAAGTCGTATGCTATAGCACCGAAGTCGTAGCTGATAGCTGCGGAAATAATCTGAATACTAAGTCCAGCTCCCGGAGCCGCAATAATCTCAGGGCCAAGGTTAGTAGTCATATTAATGAGGTCGGTGCTGCTCACAAATACCCGAACCGTAATAATTGGTTGGTCTACCCACTGGACGCCACCAAGGCCACCGCCAAGACTAGGGTCAGAGATAAGAACCTGCTGATAGGTTCCCGTACTCCCGGCGCTATCCTTTAGCTTTTCTCGAAGCTCTAGCTCTCCGGTAAGCAATAGCGTATTGCCTTCTCCAGTGCCGCTCCATGTAACGTCCTGAACGGTAGCCGCTCCCGTAAGGGCGGTAAAACCAGTGTTGGAACCACTGAGAGAAATGAATCGGTTGGAAGCGTACTGACCCGTATCCAATACAGACTGCAAGTCTTGGTTGGGCTGACCGTCACCGTTGCTGGCTGACGTAATCCGCCCCTGCTGGTCGACGGTGATATTGGCGTTGGTGTACGAGGCGGGAGTTACAGTGGTGTCCGCAAGGTTGATGGTACCCGTGGTCGTAATAGGTCCACCGTCGAGGCCCGTGCCCGTGTTTACCTGCGTAACGCTACCGCTACCGCCGCCGCCGCCCGTAGCGGAGATGATGATGTTCTGAGGGTCGGCGGGGTCAGTAACAACACTCGCACCGTCGCCGGCGCTAAGCGTAACATTACCGTCAATGCCGTTCACAGACTCTACAGGAGTATTGCTAGACGCACTGACAACCCTTCCGTACTGGTCGACAGTAACATTGGCATGCGAATACGATGCCTGAACACCGGGGACGGTGTCTAGCGTAACGCCTACATTGCCTGTATTAGGGTTCGTACTAATAGGTCCCAGTCCGTTTACGGAAGTGACTACACCACCGCTGGTGGTTACGGCACTAATAATACCCGAGACGGGGAACTGCTTGGTCGCGTTACCGTCCTCAGAATCAGTTCCAATAACCGTGTCCGCCCCTGTCGGAGAATTCTTTAGGGGATAGCTCTCGCTTCCAATCTTAGCCATCTTACTTCTTTTTACGGCGGTCGCCAGTAATAGCAGTAATAAGGATATCGAGGTAACCAAATACAGCATTGTCAGCGTCCGTAGGAGTGAGATTCACGATAATCTTAATGAACGCCATCAGGCCAATCGTGAGGGCAATCCAGTTTTCTGAGATGAAATCAATCATAGAACCAAGGTACACAATTCAGTAC